GCTGATATGGCTAGTGATAGTTTTTTATCTAAAAACATACGCCCATTAGTTTTAATATACTTAACTATAGTTTTCACTGTGTTATCTTTTTTTGATGGTAATATTGGTGGGTTCAAAGTTGCTACGCAATACATACCTATATTTCAGTCATTATTAATAACGGTATACGGTGCTTACTTTGTAGGAAGGACTTGGGAAAAGTCTAAACAATCAGGTAATAATAAATAGTAATAAATAAAATGTCTAAAACAATTAAATTAAATCAAATGGAAAACAAGATCACAGAAGAAGAATTAATATTATTAAAAGAGCTGCAAGGTAAATTAAATCAATCTGTTTCACAGGTAGGATTTTTAGAAACTCAAAAGCACTCTTTATTACACTCAATTGCAGAAATCAATTCTGATGTTGAAAAACAAAAGTCTGAGCTAGAAAATAAATACGGAAGTATTACAATTAATCTAGAGGACGGTAGTTTTGAAGAAGTTAAACAAGAAGAAGCTTCAGCAGAATAATTATGTCATCTATTATAAGAAAAATTAGTATAGGTTCTGATTATAAAAACGATGCGATGCATTATGCATTGGGTCAATCAGTATATGGTGGTCACGAAATATCACACATACTTTATGATGAGTCTAAAAATTCTTATAGTATACATATAAAAAAAGACAATGAGATATTGCCATGGAAGAAATTTAATTCTAACATGGCTATATCCGTTGAATATGATTTAAAATACTAATGAGAAGTGTTTTTGACTTTATAGTTAAACCTATAGAAGGACGATATAAAAATGATATAGATGTTAATGGTAAAAAACTTATACTTAATTCTAATATAGAAAATTTTAAGTTTATAAGTAGAACAGCAGAAGTAATAACTGTACCATTATCACTAAAGACATTAATACAACCTGGTGACATTGTTATAATTCACCACAACGTATTTAGAAGATATTACAATCAAAAAGGAGAAGCTGTAGACAGTAGTAAACTTTTTAAGGAAAATCTTTATTTTTGCCAACCAGATCAAATTTATTTATACAAAAGAAATGGTAAATGGAAACCTGTAGGTAACAGATGTTTCTTAATGCCAATAGAGAATAACGATAGTTTCTCAATGGATAAAGAGCGTAAGGATGTTGGTATACTAAAAATTGGTAATAGCTCGTTAGAAGCGCTAGAAATAGCCGAAGGAGACTTACTTGGATTCAAAAGCAATAGAGAGTTTGAGTTCATAGTTGATGATCAACGACTTTACTGTATGGAATCTAATGATATTTTATTAAAGTATGAATATAAAGGAGACGAAAAAGAATATAATCCTGGCTGGGCAAAAAGCAGTTGAGGAATTAATTCAAGTAGCTAAAGAAAAAATAGTTGACTCAGATGATGATATATCTGCTGATAGATTAAAAAACGCTGCAGCTACAAAGAAGCTAGCTATTTTCGATGCTTTTGAAATACTTAGTAGAATAGAAGAGGAAGAAAAGCTTTTGGAAGAAAAACCAAAAGATGTTAAACAAGAAAAATCTTTTAGAGGTTTTGCTGAAGGTAGATCTAAGTAATGTATAAGCAAACGCTAGTACGTACTGTAAAAGATCATATAAAGCCAGCAGTAATCAAAAGAAATAATAGATACAAAAAGTGGGAAAAAGGCTATAACCCTGAGTATGATGTAGTTATAATAAGTAGCGATGGAACTATAGGTGAAATCATAGAGATTCAAAACTTAAAAATAGCATTACCGTTAAAACCTAAGAACGTTCACAAATGTTCTCAGGATAAAAAAGATCAAGTTTGGACGAAGTTGGAATATCCAAAAGAACTATCTAAGATAAAGAGTGTTTTTGATTGGGAAAAATATCCAACTGATTTTAAAGAAGAGTGGTACGAATACATAGACAAAGAGTTTGAAAAAAGAGAAAAAGGTTTTTGGTTTTATAACAATGGCAATCCGACTTACATTACTGGTACTCATTACATGTACTTGCAATGGTCCAAGATTGATGTTGGGGCAGCAGATTATAGAGAGTCAAACAGACTATTCTTCATATTCTGGGAAGCTTGTAAAGCAGACAAGAGGTGTTATGGAATGTCGTATCTCAAGAATAGACGTTCAGGATTTTCATTCATGGCGTCTGGGGAGACAGTTAATATGGCCACAATATCAACGGATTCACGGTTTGGGATATTGTCCAAATCTGGCGCCGACGCAAAGAAAATGTTCACAGATAAAGTTGTACCCATTTCTAGCAATTACCCCTTTTTCTTCAAACCAATACAAGACGGAATGGACCGGCCGAAAACGGAGCTCGCCTATAGAGTACCCGCGTCAAGGCTCACCAGACGTAAACTTAACGAAGGTGAAACCGAGGAAGAACTAGAAGGATTAGATACAACTATTGACTGGAAGAATACGGGAGACAACTCCTATGATGGTGAAAAATTAAAACTATTAGTACACGATGAAAGTGGAAAATGGGAACGACCAGATAATATATTAAACAACTGGCGAGTTACAAAAACTTGTTTAAGACTAGGTAGTAAGATCGTTGGTAAATGCATGATGGGTTCAACCTCTAATGCTTTAGAAAAAGGTGGTGGGAACTTTAAAAAACTTTATTATGCCTCAGATGTCACAAACAGAAACCGCAATGGGCAGACTAGCTCAGGACTATATTCTTTGTTCATACCTATGGAATGGAACTACGAAGGATTCATTGATGCTTTTGGATTACCTGTATTCGATAACCCAAAAAAAGAAACTAGAGACCCTGGCGGCGATTTAATAACTCACGGAGTTATAGAGCATTGGGAAAATGAAGTTGATGGATTAAAAAACGATCAAGACGGTTTAAATGAATATTATCGTCAGTTTCCAAGAACAGAGAAACACGCTTTTAGAGACGAAGCTAAATTATCTTTATTTAATTTAACTAAGATATACGAGCAAATAGATCACAACGAAGAGTTTGCTAATAACAAGACAGTTACTAGAGGAAGCTTTCAATGGGAGAACGGTATCAAAGATACAAGAGTTATATTTACACCAAATAAAGACGGTAGATTCCTTATTAGTTGGATTCCACCTATAAATCTTCAAAACCGTGTGATAGTAAAGAATGGGGTTAAGTTTGCCGGCAATGAACACATCGGTGCTTTTGGCTGTGATAGTTATGATATTTCAGGAACTGTAGACAACAGAGGTTCTAAAGGCGCTTTACACGGTTTAACTAAATTCAGTATGGAAGACGCTCCAATTAATATGTTTTTTCTAGAGTACATAGCTAGACCTCAGACAGCTGAGATGTTTTTTGAAGACGTACTAATGGCTTGCATATTTTATGGCATGCCAATACTAGCAGAGAATAATAAACCTAGATTGTTATACTATTTTAAAAGAAGAGGTTATAGAGGCTTCTCTATAAACAGACCAGATAAGGTATTTGCTAAATTATCAACAACAGAAAAAGAAATAGGTGGTATACCAAACTCTAGTGAAGATATTAAACAAGCTCATGCAGCTGCAATTGAATCATATATAAACGATTACGTAGGCGCTACCGAAAGAGGTTATGGAAATATGTTTTTCCAAAAAACCTTAGAAGAGTGGGCAAAATTTGACATAAACAATAGAACAAAGTTTGATGCAACTATAAGTTCTGGTTTAGCTATAATGGCTTGTAACAAAAACAAATACACGCCAGTGTTTAAGCAAAACAAGAAACCTGTTGCTGTATCTTTTGGTAGATACGATAATAAAGGCTTTACTTCAAAAATAATACAATAAATGATTTACAAAAATGTAAACAGTACATTTCCAAGTCAGGTAGTATCTGATGCAGAGAAACAAAGTTTAGAATACGGACATGCAGTTGGTAGAGCTATAGAGAACGAATGGTTCCGTGGAGACAGAGGTGCTGGTGCAGGTGGAAGATTTGGTAATAACTGGCAAAGCTTTCATAGGTTACGTCTTTACGCTAGAGGAGAGCAGTCTGTTCAAAAATACAAAGATGAAATGTCTATCAACGGCGATTTGTCTTATTTAAATTTAGACTGGCAACCTGTAGCTGTATTATCAAAATTTGTTGATATTGTTGTAAATGGTATGACTGACAAAGGTTATAAGATTAAATCTTTTGCAACTGATCCATACGCTTTAAAACATAGAACTGATTATACTAAAGGTATCATAAGAGATATGAACGCAAAACCTTTGCTTGAAGATATACAAAACAAGCTTGGTACTAATTTGTTTTCAACTAATGATCCATCTAATTTACCTGAGTCTAGAGAAGAACTAGATTTATTTATACAGCTAAACTATAAACAAGCTGTTGAGATTGCTGAAGAAGAAGTTATAGATAACATATTAGAGTTTAATAGATACGAAGAAGTAAAGAAAAGAGTTGCTCAAGATTTAACAATACTAGGTATTGGTGCTACTAAAACTAGCTTTAACTTATCTGAAGGAGTTGTAGTAGATTACGTTGATCCTGCTAGCTTAGTTTATTCTTATACTGAAGACCCTAACTTTGAAGACATATACTATGTTGGTGAAGTTAAAGGTATTTCATTACAGGAATTAAAGAAACAATTCTCTGACTTAACAGATTCTGAACTAGAAGAAATACAAAAACAACCTGGAGACAGTAATTACACTAGACAATATAATGGTCAAGATGATAATTACGATAGTGTACAGGTTTTATACTTTGAATATAAGACGTATTCTAACCAAGTATTTAAAATAAAGAAAACAGATCAAGGACTTGAAAAAGCTCTTGAAAAGCCTGATACGTTTGATCCACCAGAAAGTGATAACTTTGAAAGAGTATCAAGATCAATAGAAGTATTATATAGTGGAGCTAAGGTTTTAGGTAGTAATAAAATGCTTAAATGGGAACTAGCTGAAAATATGACTAGACCTTACAGCGATCAAACTAGAGTTGAGATGAATTACTCATTATCAGCTCCTAGAATGTACAAAGGTAGAATAGATAGCATTGTTAGCAAGTGTATTGGCTTTGCTGATATGATACAGATTACTCATTTGAAAATACAACAGGTATTATCCAAGATGGTGCCTGATGGTGTTTTTGTTGACGTTGATGGTTTAGCTGAAGTTGATTTAGGTAACGGTACAAATTATAATCCACAAGAAGCTTTAAATATGTACTTCCAAACTGGTAGTATTATAGGTAGATCTTTAACTCAAGATGGTGATCCAAACAGAGGTAAAGTACCTATTCAAGAATTAAACTCTTCGTCTGGTATTAATAAGATACAAGCTCTTACTCAAACTTATCAATACTATTTACAGATGATAAGAGACGTAACAGGTTTAAATGAAGCTAGAGATGGTAGTATGCCAGCTAAAGATTCTCTTGTAGGTTTACAAAAACTAGCAGCAGCTAATTCTAATGTAGCTACTAAGCACGTGTTGCAGTCATTAATGTATATAACAGTTAGAACATGTGAGAATATAAGCTTAAGAGTAGCGGATATGTTAAACTTCCCTCTTACTAAAAACGCTTTAATGAATTCTATAAATTCTGTAAACGTAGCAACTTTAGAAGAGATCGAAAATTTAAACATGCACGAGTTCGGTATATTCTTAGAATTAGAACCAGAAGAAGAAGAAAAAGCTAATTTAGAAAAGAACATACAAATTGCATTGCAAACTCAGAGTATAAATCTAAGTGACGCTATTGATATTAGACAGATTAGAAATTTAAAACTTGCTAATCAGTTTCTAAAGAATAGACAGAAGATGAAGAGAGAGCAAGAGCAGCAAGCGCAACAAGCTAATATTCAGGCACAAGCACAAGCAAATGCTGAGTCTGCAGAAAAAGCTGCTATGGCTGAGTTACAAAAGCAACAAGCCTTAGCTCAAACAGAGTTACAAATAGAGCAAGGTAAATCTCAATTCAAGATACAGCAAATGCAACAAGAAGCTGAAATCAAAAAACAATTGATGGCTGAAGAGTTTAGTTACAAAATGCAACTAGCTCAAGTGCATGCAAATGCAGAAACAAATAAAGAAAAAGAAATTGAAGACAGGAAAGACGAGAGAACTAGAATACAAGCTACTCAACAGTCTGAACTAATAAATCAAAGACAAAACGATTCATTACCAAAAGACTTTGAGTCTGCAGGTATGGACAACCTAGGAGGTTTCGGCTTAGAGCAGTTTGATCCTAGGTAAGCTTATTAACTATTTAATTATATTATATTATGTCAGAAGTAAAACAAGAGGGTGACTTCAAAATGAAGGCTAAACCCAAAAGACCTAAGAACTTAGGCAAGAAAAACGAAATAACAAAGGTAGATTTATCTAAACCTTCGGAAGAAAACCAAGGCGAAGTAATACCAGATGTTACAAAAGTAGAGATTAAAGAACCAGTTGTTGAACAAGTTGTTGAAGAAGTAGAAGCT